ATCTTTAAACTCTGGTTGAGGATTACCTGCAAACGAAAAATATGGAGTACTGTTTTCCATATCTTGAATTTCAAGTATTTCTGGAGTAGCTCCAAGATAATTGGAATCAGGAGTAGCGCCGTATGCTGACCATATGTCTAATTCACGACGAAGAGTTAACTTAAAGCTATCAGAAGAAACCCCTGGAAGATTTTTATATACATCAAGAATTCTTAATCTAAAGTTATCGTTACTCTCTAGGTAGAGTCTACTTAAACCAACTCGAGTACCAAACTCATCAAACCAATTCCATCTAAGAACTGGATTTTGGCTATATACATTTCCGTCTATACTTAGATATTGAAATAATTTAACTGTAAAAATTTCTCTATCTACAGGATTGTAGTAATAACATAAGTCGTTTTCTCTAGATTCATATAGCCCATCTATAGAAGTAAGCTTAGCTAAGGGTACATTATCCTCGCCCATCACTTTTAGGTGACTAGGTGGAACATCTGTAGTAGAATAAATCCAAGCTAGTTGGTTAACATCTGCTGTTGATATAGCTTTGTCTAGTCCAAATATATCTTTTTGTTTTTCAAAATCTTCTGGGTAATCAGCAACTAATGCATTTGTGAACTTGCCGGCTACAGTTTGCGGAACGTAAAGTTCAGGGGTTGCCTGGTCCATTGCATCTTCGTACATCTTCATCCAAGATGGGAATCTTGCTAGAATATTTTTAGCACTCTTGCTTAAAACTGGTGGTATTGGATGCGCTATTGATACTTGAACTAATAGTACAAAACCAAAGTTTTCAACATCAGATGGTTCTAACTCGGATTGTATTTCTACTTCAAACCTAGAATACCTTTTAGCATTACTAATAAAAAGAGTTCCCACATCTGAAGAAATAGATGAAAGCATCCATGGGCCCTCTGACGTATCTCCTTCATATACTTTTACTGTAAAAGTTGGAGCGTCTTTGACACCTATATTCGTAAAAGCTGCCTTATAGCTTAATATGTCTATTTGAGAACTTGTATCAACAAATCTAAATACCTCAGCTGTTTGAGCTCCCTGTAGAATATAGTATGGAGTAGCTCCATCTTGAAGAGTAAAGATTACATACTGACCGCTTGTTTCATCGTAGTCGAATACGTTATAGGAAATTATCCCCGCTTGTTTTACGATTTCTCCATAGTTCGTAACTATCTCTGCGGTTTCACCTAATACAGTTACGCTTGGGGTGGCATCATGAATTATCTCTGTGCCAACAAAAGTTCTATCTCCAAGCTCATCTATTCCAAACCTAGATCTAGCAATAGAATAATTAGTATAAAACTTATTATTGTATAGGTCGATAGATGAAGTAGACCAACTCTTACCAGACTTAATAAAGTCAAGACTTCTTAAGGCTAAGATATATTGTTTCATCTACAGATGCCTTTCGAGGTTAGTCTAGCCAGATTGAGTACTCTGAAGTAACTCCATTATCTGGGTGGACGAACATTAAGTGCTGACATGGTCTACTCATAGAGGAGAAGTACTCTTGAGCATAGGTATTGTGACTTTCTGGAGAACCAGAAATTCTTAAAAGACTACTACCTATGGTCATCTTTACCTGCTGGTGGTAATGTCCCATAAATACATCTTCAAAATGCTCCGGGATAGCACCATCTTTCCATCCCATTACCTTTTTATAGTAACCATAGGAAGCGCTTGGTGCAGGCATTTGGTCTCCATGAATAAGAAGAGAACTGTAGCTGCCAATAGTATCTATTGCGTAGAAGTTTCTTTCGCCCTTACCGTCTGGAATATTAAAGGTAATTCTAGGCTCATCTTTAAATATTAATTGAACAATCTTATAAAGCAGTCTGTCCATATTGGTCTCAGGGTCATGCTGCTTTCTAGCTCTTCCTCCAACAGCCCCATGATTACCTATGACTCCAGTCACATGGACATGCTTGAAGTTCTGAAGGGCAGTTCTGAGGAAATTGCCAAGAATCTCAGGGCCATTAACTCCAACTTGTCTGTACAAACCGGAATCAATTAAGTGGCTTTGCCCTGGGAATATCTCTTCGCCCTCAACAATGTCCCCCAAAAGCCAAACGTGAAGATTGTCTACTGGGTGATGAGTTCTTTGGATATTGGTAATCTCTACTAGCTTGTCTGCATAGGCTTCTATTCTCTTGCCAAGTACTTCAGAGTTGTAACTAGGAGTTACTTTTCCTAACTGCCAGTCTCCAAAAACTGCAACAGCAGTTTCCCCTGCCCCAGATTTCCCTGAAGTAATTACATTCTGCTTTATAGGGGGAAGCTCAAAGTCTAAGAAGGCATCGTATGCTGCTTCGTAGACAGCCAGTATAGCTTCATCTTTAACGTTCTTATTCTTTTCAGCTAATTTAGCTAATCTTTTATTCTCAGATCTAATGAAATCAAATCTATTAACTTCAGTTGGAGAATCCTCTAAGTCCACATAGGCATCAGGCTCATCGTCATCTATTTCAGAAGCTGTATTATAGCCAGCAAACTTAAATGCCTCTGCAGCTTGTATCTCTTTTGAATGAGAATCGTTCTTCAATACTTCACCCAAGAAATCCATTTCGCCCTCTACGGCCAATTTAGCCTGCGTCATATTAGGTGCTTTAATTATGTGGTTGGTTGTAATCAGGAAATATTTTTCACTCATGGTCATATAACCATCTTTCTTTAGTAATTAGATACACCTATTATAACAGAAGAAATGTTAATATTGCCAGCTACTATGTATTGTCTTTCTGATGAAGGCTTAAAATCTTTTCTATTGACGTTAACTCCTTTGGCTGAAGCGGTTGTTATGTTAATTGACTTAACCAAATCTGATGACTGCCTAATTCTAGCTTCAATTTCCTGGATAGAAACACTATCCCCTATGCTCAGTGAGTTGAGATATCTTTTGACAAAGATAGTAGCTTGATTCTGTATGCCTACACGAAGGTTCTCCCCAGTGCCATACGGCAGTGTTATAACGGCCTGTAGGGAGTAGTCTACTGGGTCTGCCATGGTTACGTTCATTCTGATTCCAATTGGCCTAATAGGGGCTATGGTGTTGGTTACAGTTTGTGGAATCATGCCAATATTGCCCGCTACCTCTGGGACTATAATAACATCACAAGAGCCAAGCCCATAGGAAGCTTCCCTTATTCTTATGTCCCTAACTCCCTTTACTGAAAGAGCTGCAAACCTTAAGGCTTCAGCAGTTCCTGTTGCGTTTATTTTGACAGAAGAAATAATTCTTCTTCTATAATTATCATCAGATTCAGAGTTTAAGACTGGATATATTTCCTTGGGATTAGAGCAAAATACTAAAGAGCCAGGAGGCGATATGTAATTGTGTCTAGTCAATGAGCCTACTGAAGCAACATAATCATTAGACTGAAAGTTTGGTTGTACTGCTCCATAGCCTTTAGTCGTCCCAGAAAGTATCACAACATCTCCCGCTAAAGTGTAAGAATATTGAGCGGAAGAAAAAGAGCCAACGTCGTTATAAACTAAAGTTCCTTTGGGAATAATGATATCACCGGAGCTAGCTATGTCTAAAAAGAATTCTATATTAGCTGTAGATCTGTCAAATATTAATTGATCTGATATTGTTTTTCTTTGAACATTATAAAGTTCTCCAATTAAATCCAAAGATCTACCTGAAGCAGTTGAAAGATTAGTTTGGTTTATTGCTTCTTTGAATGATTCATACAGATAGAACATCTCTGCTCCAAATGATTCTGCAAAAGCTCTTGCAATAGAACCAGGAGAGGTGGCGCTTATATTGGCATTTTTCTCTAGTGCACTTAGTATTCTAGAGACTATCTCTTCTTTTGTTTTTGTATTAATGGTAGGCATTTATGCTCCTAGGTTTTGCTTAATGCTAAGGGTTACTGGTTGGTTAGAGCCACTTAAAATATGAACATCGAATCTGATGACGTCTACACTTATTGGGACTGCGTCAATAGATATATTTTTGCCTCTAAAAATATTTTCTCTTTCTAAGGCTGTACGTATTAACTGCTTTCCAAGCTCTCCAGTTTCCGCTGATTGGGGCATGCCGTACAATCTAGATAAGTCTACGCCAAGAGTTGGATATGCAAAAAAATCACCTGGTTCAGTCATTAATCTAAGGTAGATCTGTTGAACATCATTTTGTTTAGACGATTGGACTATCCCAATATCCCTATTGCCATTAATCGCCAAATCTCCATCTAAGGTTAAAAATAAATCAGACACCCTTGTCCCTCATTGTCTTTTCCGCTGCTTGATTAAATGTAAAGCCAGATTCTATTAGTGTTTTCATATAATTTATTTTATCCTGACTATTGGTCAAAGCGTAGTCTCTCAATAGAGCTAAGTCGTTTTCGCTTATGGTACTTGGGCTATTGCTGTTAGTTCCCGTTCCAAAGGTATCAGTCTTATCAGCCCTAAAAGCAAATTCTCCATTTATAGTAACTATGTTATTGTTGGAGTTATCTGTCTGATCAAATTGATCTACCGCATCTAGGTAATAGTTTGCATAGTTGAAACCTGGGTTTATTTCCCTAATCTCGGTATTAACTAAAGATGGTTCGTTATATGAGTCGCCGGCATAGTTGAAACTCTTATTATTCCACCTAAGCCCAGCATCCTCTTTAGTGTAAAATTTAATAATATCTGCAAATAGGGATATCGTTCCAGTAGCTGGACTTATTATAATCCCTATTTCTTCCCCAGCAAATATTTCAATTTCACCTTTATCATTTAATTTAATAAAAGAAGAAGTGTCAGGGTGAGTTAGACCAACTTCCCTTCTGGAGAAAGAGCTTCTCTTTTCCAACTCAAGTGATTCATTAAAATAACCTGGATTTGCAGTTTCTGCATTATTTAGTATATCTTTATTAACTGTCATTTTAAATCATAAACCTAGGTATGCCTGTATTTGCTATATTCATATTGTTAGTCCTGCCATTATAAAAATCATTTATAAAACTAACTATATATGCGTATCTTTCATTGTCGTCCTTGAAACCTATTATGCATCTATCCCCTGGTTCTGGTGAAACCATTTGCAATCCGGTAGACTATTGGACAGGATACATTCATAATTATACCACCAATAGTATCTGAGTAATTTGATTCCATTATAATTACTGCAGTGTTTGTGCGCTTATCATACTGAGCAATAGTTCCCATTCTAGTTTTTGCCCTTTGCATATGAGCTGACTGAATTTGTTCGTCTATTTTTTTATCAAATTTTGGGTAATTAATAGCCATTATATTTCCTTTACCAAGTTGAACAAGAGCCAACGTATGTATATGAACTTCCGGGCCAAGTTCCACCTATAATTGGCTTTGGTGTACTTACTGTATTGCTTAATGTATTAGTAGTATCATTTTGGTCAATAAAGGTCCCATCACCCAATGATATTCCAATGTGCCCATTGTTGGTATTTGCGCCACTTCCACCAGTCCAAAATACTAGATCATTAGCTGGAGGATTTAACCCACGAGATGTAGTTGGCCCATTAAAGTATACTGTATCTTTTACGGCGTTATAATGAGCTTGTGCACTTAAGTAAGTAGTCAGATTAGTAGCTGGGTTTCCAGCCCCAACCCATTCTTCTGTAAACAATTCTGTTTTAGCTGAACCATAGAGTCCAAGTCCAGCAGCCAATCTATTTGCAAAACCTTCACAACCAAAAGCATTTTTATTTCTCTTTTCCCATGGGTTCATTCTATTGGTTCTTAACCAAATTGCTGCTTCTTTAATTTGAGTTTTAGTAAATGTTGGGACTTCTATATTAGATGGTTTTTCTAATACATCACCATTAATTTTAAATACATAACCTTCTAGCCATTTATCTAAATACTTTTTAGAAGAGTTTAGGTTTTTATCTGTTCCCTTTTTCTTTATCCAAGACTTTAGATCTTCTCTTGTCTTTCCTGGATTATTGGCAACATAGTAGTTTACTGCTGTTTGGAATTTAAGTTTAGCCAACCAACCTGACGCTGGACCACCTGAATATTCTCCCCAGTTCCACCACATCCAACCATCCTTTACTCCGCTTGTTAATTTTTCTAACAAAAATATCTGAGTTAAAGCATTCCATAGTCTTGGATCCGAATGAGTTTTTCCTTCGCTAATTCCAAATTCATTTGGCTTTTTAGGATTGACCTTATACCATTCTTTCATTTTAGCTATAGCAGTACTTTGATTTACTGTCCCATTAGCTTGCCAGTCTTTGTCGATTAATTTATACCCACGACCATTTTCTTTTACTATTTTCTTTTTTGTTGAGTCTAAACTAGCTAAAACTAACTCTGAAGTTAGTAGGCTTGGTATGCCGAAAAAGTTTACTTGCCAAAGACCTATTGAATAATCTCCACTTCCAGGTGGGGTTCCACTGCTTCCATTAACTGCGCCATTGAAACCACCAGGGCTAAATCTACTTTCACGTTCTGCAACGCACATCCATATAGCAGCAGCTTCTGGACTGTATCCACCATACTGAACTAAGGCTGCATAGAGTGCGTTTTTGTTCTTTAATGCGTGTGTTGAAGTAGGTCCTTGAGCGTAACTTTGTCCAAGTTCAGAAATGTCACTAGCTAATCCAGTGGGGTTATCGCCAGCACCTGGATCGCCCTGATTAGATGAATCAGTTGACCCATTAATCCAGCTTTCATATGAACCAGCCCTTGCTGGACCAAAGGACATATGTATATGATCTCTATGTCCTGCGTCTCCAGAGAAATTTATTCTACTTAGTTCTGGATAAGCTTTTATTATCAAGGCAGCGTTGGTCTCTTTGAAGTCACCTTCAAAGCCATTGCCTATTCCGTATTCAGTTACGAGTTGATCGTGGATCACTATTAAGTCAGGATGAAGATATTCTGGAATAGATTTTAATTTAACCAGAAGCATGTTCAACGCAGCTCTATAGTTATCTATATTTTTGCTAGATAGAATAACTCCATCTGTACTAGATTTTCCTATTACGTTTATATCAAAAGCTCTGCCAAATGTATGATCCGATACGCCACCTTGATCTGCCATATTGCCTTGAGCTGCACCAGTAAATCCATTTGTAACTCCCAAGCTTCCCTTGATATATAGTCCTGATCCACTAGATCCAAGGCAAAGTAAAAGTTCAACCATTGAAGCGCAGGTATAAGCTAACTTTCCATCTATTCCTGACCAGTAGCTCTGATCAGTATTTAATATTGGATTGGCGTCGTTGTTAACGCCCCTAGACGCTGTAAGATAAATCTTTGACGTAGACCCTATTTTTGCTGAATCAGTTGCCCTAAAAGTAAAAGCTAATTGGTTAACATCACTAACCATTCCAGTTGCAACAACTTGCTTCAATCTTTCGTCAAAAATACTTTTTTCTTCAGGGCTTAAATCGCTAACTATTGTTACCGGCCTACTAATGCCAGAGCCTGCTCTAGTGGGGTCTAAGCTACCTTCTGTTGCGGTATGAGGAGACCCATCAAAGCTAAGACTATCGGATAATCCATTAAGCACATTGGGCAGGTTGTATCCTAACCCCTGTTTTCCCAGAGATCCACTAGCTACTATTTGACTAAAAGCCGTTGATCCGCTTTAACTGGGCATTAGGATTTTGTGAATTAGGGTCCGATATTACTATCCCTTTGCCGTCAGCATCGGTTCCTGGGTTTGCTGCTAATATTGCAGAAATACTAGATTCAGTATTTTTTTGGCTTATCTGCAGTCCGAAGTTTGGACTTCTATATAGCGCATCTCCCCCCAGTATACTTTGTAGGTCTCTTTGAGTTAAGGTCCTACTAGCTGCGTTAGGGTCTTGGGAATAAGAAGTCTTTAATGGTTCGCCAGTTGGATAAAAGTTTTGTGCTACTTTTTCAGTTATTGAAGACGAATCTGACAGATCTTCTAAGCTTAATTTCATCTCACTCATTTTTTATAGTCCGTTTCCCTATTGCTAAAGTTTCACTTGATGTATTAATAGAAGGTTGTTCCACCAATAACCCAGTTGTATAAACTTTAGCTAAATTATTAACTACAAGTTCCCAGTTCAAAGAAGCTGGAGTTCCATCTTCATAGTATTCATCCCAAGCTATATTTGGCCAATCTGAAACTTTTTGATATATATCTCTAATTACTCTCATTGCAAAATATGTATTATATATTTTTATTCTTTGAGGTGTAGCATTTTTTAAAGTTGGATTGCCGGCTGCATATAATTTGTAATAATCAATTAAAGAAGTTGTTGAAATTGCATCATAAATTTCTTTAAATCTATCATGAAAAACTCCATCGTAGAAACTTGATTTCAAGACACCTTTTTTTGTCCCTTGATCATTTAAGAAATCCTTATCTGACAAGCCATTGTTTTTTACAAATAAGTTATTTATTTGTAATTTTAAAGCTTCTATTATATTTGAACTAGTTTTATAAAATATAGTTCCCAAAACTCTTTTACCATAAACATCTTTACTGTAAGAGATATAACTATTTTTTTGAGCTCCAGCTTCAAAATCGTCTTCACCAACTATAGCTGTTATTTTTTTAGTATCTGGATTAACTCTTATGACTATTACTTTATCTTTAATTGCATTTTGCGTAAATAATGTTGAAGCTCCACCCGGTGATTTATTCAACGTAAACTGACTAGACGCATAAGAATCTACTGTTACCGTACCACTATAGTTTTTCTCTGAAACATTAACACCTTGATATGGAATTGTAATAAATCCATTTAAGAAAAGTCTATCGCTAATAGAATAAATAGCTGATGCAGTATTTCCAGACTTTTTATCTATGTTTATAAAAATACCGTAATTGTTAGATTCTAAATTTGACAAATCTTGAGTAGTATCTATTTCAGTTATAACTCCTTCCATCCAATTAACTTCTGGAGAGTTTTTATTATATACTTTAACTCTTGATCCAACATAAAAACCAGAACCACTAGGATTGGAAGATAGTCTAAATCTTTGTATCCCATTAGTAAAATTTGGTGTAATTGTAGTTGTATCTTTTAATGTCTCATTTTCTTTGCCATTACTTTTAATTAGTGCTTCTAGTATAAGTGGTGAACCATTGAAGTTTGGAATTGAAACTCTAACTCTATCACCAGTTTTAGAACTATTCTGATCACCCTGAAAGTAATTACTAGGTCTATCAACAAGATCACTAAATTCTTTAAGTGTTAAATCAAATTTAATAAACATAATATTATTTTCAATTTTAACAGATTTTATGTTAACAGTTTTTGGGGGAAGCTTAGAAGTATTAGACTTTACTACCGATACTTCAGGAGTGTTAATTCCATCAAATCTTATCGTAAACGGAACTTCAGCTTTATCAAATATGTCAATTACGTTAATAGTGTCAGCGTCAACTACGCTAGTAACTTTGCATATTACTTTAAAGAATCTATTTAAACCGGCTTTCTCTGGTCCTATGCCAGAAAACTTTAACACCTGGGCATTAACCAATGCATTTTCGAGACTGATGTATCTAGTTAGATCATTTATTTCTTTTTCTCTCCAACCAAGATTTTTTAAAAGATCATCTGTCCTAATGTAACTGTAACCTTCTGCCGTTCTGACCTTTTGGCTAACACCAAGTATTCCTGGAAGGAGCTTCTTAGTGTGATATCTTCCTACTACCATTCCTTGACCACTTTGATTTAATCCAGCATCCATGGCTTGACCATTCTTATTTAAGTATTGAATATAGCATCCGTGTTGATCGAGTACGTTATCTCTAATCCAGCTCCAACCTTTCCAGGCAAGACCGCCACCAAGATTACCACCTATTAAAGCTGCCCCACCGGCAACCAATGCTCCAGCACCAGGTACTGCTAGTGTTGCTATTGCTCCAGCAGTAGCTCCCAGGCCAGTCGCTATTGCAAACATTGAACCTACTCCACCTTTAGCAGAAGGGTTATTTGTTTTGTTTTGAACCATACTTCTTACATTATCGTTTATATCCTGAAAACCTTCAGCAGCAAAACTTGCCATTGCATCTTTTGCAATAGACGATGCTCCATGAGTATATTGTATTCCGCCAACCATTTGAGTTTGCAGCGATTCGGCTAAACCATCTACGCTTATTTGAGCTGATGCTGTAACTCCGGAGCCTAAAGAATTCATATATAGTCTAGTGTCGTTTCTTAAAGCCTGCATATGGAACCATGTTCCGACCCATGAAGACATAAACCATCTAGAAGGATCATTAACAGTGACCATTGCATTAGGTGTTATGGAGGTGATGAATCCAAGTTCAGAAGTAAAGTGATGGACCACTTGCTCTACTTCAAACATGCCGTACATTCTTTCGTATACATCTGCAAGATAAACAATGTCATGGGGTCTTATATCTGCATTGCCTACTACAACAATTTCCCCTCCATAAATATCTTTAAGAGATTCCTTTAGGTGAGATAGGGCGACTCTTCTTGCTGATAACTCATCTGGTGTTCCTTGAGCAAACTTTGAAATTCCTCTAGCAAATTCAAAAGGATGAAGTATCGGCTGGAGAGCACCAAACAGACCTGACCCACTTACGTTGTCATAGTACAAACCTGTTTCTACTGTTTTTTCTACTTGTCTTTCAGACGGAGTAGATTTATCCATTGCTACAGTAACTGGATATTTCCCGTCAGATACAGCAGTAACGCTAGTTGCAACTCCAGAAATATTTTCTTGAATTCCATTAGAAATAATATGAGAGAAAGAACTTATGTAGTGCATTCTTTGGAAAGGTTCTCTAATTTCTACAACTGGTTCACCATATTCTCTAGTAAAAGGATTGTCTACTGCTCTTAGCAAGGATCCTGGTCTACCTAATGAGTAATAGATAGAGTCGTTTAAAGCCTTGTTTAGTATATTAGCCTGCTTTGACATTTGGCCAACTTGACCAAGGCCATAACCCAATTGCATCATTGACATTCTAAATAAGTTTATTAAGCCAGATAAACTATCTCCAATAGCAGTGAATAAAGGACCAACGTTTGCATCCCAAAAACCATCTATATCTTCAGCTGCTTTCCCAATTATATTAGTTGCGCTAGAACCTTCTCCCCTATTTTCTGCAAGTAGCTTTCTAAGTTTTTCCGGATCTTTTCCATATGTTGAATTTGGATCAATGTAGGCTTGGAATATTTTTAAGACAGGGTTAAAATCCCACTGATCTTTACCCATCATCTTGCGATTAGGCTTTAGTACCAACCATGCTCTAGCATAAGGGTCAGCCCACATTGTATTTCTAAAAGCCCCTACTATAAACAAGAAGAGCTGTTTTGGAGTTTCTATACTACCTAAATAATCTTCTGGTTTATTCCCAGATAATTTTAATCCATCTGAAATAATACCTTTAATATTTTGTACTTTGGAATTGACTAAATCGTTAAAGTATTCTATTAAGCCATCATTTTCTATAGATCCATCAATAAATTTTTTCCTAGATAATTCAACAGCAGTTTTTAATCTTGGATCATTTGGGGTTACGGTAGTTATTGGATAATTAGCAGTTCCAGTATCTCCTATTGTAAATACAGTACTCGTAAAGAAGTCATCTCCAAATACTGCGGTAAATTCATCCTCTGCGCTTTGACCTGTTTCTCCATATTTTTTAAAAACATCATCATTACTATTTTTAAGTGCGGCACTCGCTGCTTCGTATTCATCGCCCGTAGCAGAAAAAAGATCCCTATTTATAGCAGCATCTGCTGTATTAGTGCCCAAGGCAGAGCCGAGTGAACCAAGTGAGAATAGGCTTTCTTCACTATCTGGATCTAATCCGTAAGCATTTTGGAAAGCTTCTTTGACATTAGTGTATGTATGATACCCAAATCTAAATTGATCCCAGATATCAGCTGCTTGACTTAAGGTTCTTCCATCTCCAGCTAATACGGTTACTGCTTGATCATAGTCTTCATCATATAATTTTCTTGCATCTATTGAAACCATATCAGTTTCTGTGTAGACTCCAACAAATCTTTTTCTACCACTTGCTTCTTTGCCATCTCCAGAATCAGCTGTCTCTTTATCTAAGATTGCTTTTAATGAGTCTCTGGAAAGTTCTGAATACTTTTTTCCCTTAACCAAATCAAAGTACCCACCAGCACCCATGCCAGTTGGCCCCATTATATTTCCAGCTAACTTTGCGGTTCCCATAACTTCTATTGAACTACTATAGTCGCTTGTTGTTTTATCAAAAGTAAATTGATAAAAGTCTTTTCCATTAATAAAATCTTGATTAACAATACTTTGTTTTCCGTTGAAACTACCAAAACCAATTATCTTACTAGGGTTAAAGCCGGCTTCACTGTTTACTGGTTTATCAAACTCTTGTGCTGGGAGGAATATATTAGGGACTACGCCTAATGGGGTATCGTCAGGGACAAAGGCATACAAGCATTCGCGGGGAATTGGAAATGGAGCTATGCCTGATTTGACAGCATCTTTGATTGCATCTTCTGCCTCATGCCAAGATCCTTGATTTTTAGAATATTGACCATTGCCCCATGTGTCTTGCTCTATCTTGGTTAAATTCATCATTCCAAGAAAATAAGCTGCATCTGGAGAGACAATAGCTTCTAAGGTTTTTCTTACATCTCTAAGTAAACGATTTCCTTGTCCGCTATCTTCGTTTCCAGTAATTTCAGTTTCGTTTAAAGCTTGTCCAATAAAACCAACTTCTTCTTTACCCCATAGAAAATAAGCTGGTTTACAAACTACTGCTTGTCCTGTTGTAGGGCTATAGACTAATACTTTTCTTGATTTATAATCTTGAACAGTACCATATGTATCAGTTATATTATGAAGTAGCTTTAATTGGTCTGTAGTTGTTTGGTCTATTCCTTGTCCGGGGTTATATGGCCATCTCATAGCTATATAGAATTGTTCTTCCAATGGGGTTTGAGGAGATCCCCATTCAACCATAGAAGCAGCATTGTTTGATTCTGGAGTAGGAGTTCTAGTTATATTGTATTCGCCATCTGCTTTATTTAATATACCTGGATTACTAGCTTCCATATCTGGGTATGGCATTCTGATAACATTATAACTTCCTGTTATTTTATTTTTTTCAGAATATATATATGCTGAAGCGTCTTCTAATTCATTATTAAATGAAAGCGTAGAACTTAATTTAAACTTTAGTGGTATGCTAACTTCATTTGCATTTAGCTCATCTGAATTATCTGTTGTATTAATTCCTTCAAAAATAGATCTTTCTAGTTTCAATAATTTAACCCATTGAGTTTCTTGCTTAGCCCCACCCACTTGTCCATAGGACCAATCATCGACTACTAGCCCCATGTAATCAGACCTATTATCATTCCATCGACCAAGTTGATCGCTTAAAGCATAGTATGCATAATCCTCTAAGACTATTCCATCTTTTCTATCCGTAAAGAATGGGAACCTATATCTATATGGGAGTTGATCTATTTGCTTGTGCTTAGTTAATTGATCTTTATTTAGATCTATTTCTACATCTGTTCCATTCATTGAAATCGGTAGATGGTATCCAACAGTTGCATAGCCAGAATCAGAAGGAAGCTTAGAGACTATAGTATTATTTTTTCTATAAATCATTGAAGATTCTATGCCAAATGCCACAAGTTTTCCAGCTAACTTTTTACCTGGGGCATATAATTCCACATCGCCAGATACGCCACCTTGAGCTCCCATTATTGCTTGTATCGGCATTATCGTTTGATTTGCATTTCTAAACGCTTCTGCATCAGCAAATGGATTTGATTCTTTATTTAATGAATTAATAATCTCTTGGGTGCTTTGATCAACGTCAACCATTCTTGGAGAATTAACTCCATTCTCCCTAGCTCTTGCATCAGTATCAAAGCCAGCGGTTAGTGGAACTACTCCAGAAGTGTATAGCCAATGAGGCTTTCCATAGAATACGGTAGATCTATCTTCAAAGGGTCTAATTGCTACTATATAGTTTGGAAGCAGTCTTGCACACATTTGGAATAAATCCCAAACACTTCTCATATAAGTTTGTGCCCTAAAAGATACTTCGTCTAATCCAGGGAGATCATCGTCTGTTCCTGAGGTAATGCCCATCGCATTGAATATATTAGATCCATTCCTGCCACTTAATACTCCAGTTAATCCTCCGCCTACCCCAATGATTCCTCCAATAATTGGAGCACCTAATCCACCCGTTATAGCAATACCCGTAGCGGCAAGGCCCATAGTAATCAGTCCACTAGTTCTATTGGCTGATGCTTCTTCCTTTAACCCTTGCCCTACGTTATATGCATCCATTACTGAGGTTGCATCTGATTGACCTTGCCCATATAAGCTGGTGAGATTATTCCAAGCAACATCTGTAGCTCTTCCTATATAATTAATTCTTTCATTGGGCTTATCTTCCGGAGTCAAACTTGCAACGGTAGACCAACCATCACCTAAGTCTCCGCCTAAATATTGAGCAATTCCGGTACCATTGCCTGGATATATATTTCTTTTAAATATCTCAAAATCTCTTTGAGTAGAAAAATTAGCCCATAAAGTTTTCATTAAAGAAACACCAGGGACTCTGATCTCCGGCCCAATTCCAAGTAGTTCTCCTTGGTTAGTGCCGGAACTCAATACTCCAAGAGCAGAACCTGCTCCAAATGCACTACCATTAGCACCGCCCAGTGACTCAAAGGCATCTTTGACCGCAGCAGTTACTGCGTCGTTTTTTGCTTGCTCTAAATCATTTAGTGGTTGATACAGTATTGAACCAAAGTGTCTAATGCCAAATTTATTTTCAGAAAAAATAGTTCCTCTAGTGGCATGAGCTATAGCTTCTCTAGTTCTAGAAGAACCCATTGATAATAATCTAACCATTAAATCTCTTGGCTCTGATAACCAGAATCCAGTATTTATTCCACCATCTATTTTTCCGCTGTCACCTTTTTTATTGGTACTATTAACAATAGGACTTAATTCTATTGCATCAGACTGTGCTGTAATGGTGACTATTTCTCCATTTTCAATCTGAGTAATGACTCCGTTGAATACTGTTTGTAGAGAGTTGGGGTTAGACCCATAGCCAGCTCTTAAGTGGACTCTAACTCCAGGCTTAAGTCTGATGTTATTTATATCAACAACAAATTTACTATCCATATGATTTTGCATATTCATTGATCTATTTAATACAGTGGCAATAACCGAATCCATGCCATCTTGAGTAGTGACTTGGTCGTTGTAAGATTCATCTGTTTTATCAAATAATGAATTTGAAGCTGGTGTAGTTAATTTAGAATAAAGATTAGAAACTCTTAACATTAAAGTATCGCCAAGAATATCTTCAGATTGGACTATAGAAAAATCTATTATAGATTGAAGTCCATAGAAATTGTCGAATAGTTTTACGCCGGCAAAGTATCCACCTTCGTCAATTAGCCAAAGCATATATGTTGGAAAAGCTCTAAGCATTCTTCCTGATATGTCTCTGTACTGAGTGTCGATCAACATCTTTTCCCAATGCTTTGTAGTGCTAGGTACTTTAGATTTTGTCGCCATTACTTCGGGCTTATCTGGACTTCCACTAGAATATGGATCACCATATTCAGCTAAGGTTGCACCAGCAACTCCCGTGTGAGTCTTTTGTCCCGGTGCGTAGGATCTAGATGGTGAGTCTACGTCTTGATGTGATATTGGTATTGGCTTATAGCCAATTTTCCCAGTGCCTTCAGATTTAACAACCTCTACTCCATCAATGCTTAAGTAAAATTTATTATTCTTTTTACTCATGTACCCTAGGTGATAGCCCATAGCGGTAGTAAAGATTGCGGGAACTTTGTCTTCTGATGTTTTATCTTGCGCTGGTATTAAGGTAATTACATTATGTATGCCAAGGCTATCTGGATCAAAAGATATATAACCCTCTTCATCTCCTGTGCCTTTTGCTCCTGACAAATAATCTTGTAGTTCTTTAATTTTTGATTGGTCATTAGAAACTATGTCTCCAGCTTTTAATTCTATGCCAGTAGCGTTAGAACCTATTTCATATTCCTTACCAAAAACAGCTATGTCTCCATCAAGTTCGTCATACTCTTCAATGTAGTCAATTAATAATTTATCTTTCTGACCACTAAAGAATTCCTTAATAACACCTTCTACGTATGCTACAGATTCCCTTGCGTTAATTCCTTTTTCTTCAAAATATTTTTTAAGTTCTGGTATTTTATCATTTTGCACAAAATCTTTAATTGCATTCATAATAGCAACATCAGCCTTAGCTTGATCAGATGTTGATCCAGAATTAAATTCTTTTGGTGTTATAATAAACTCTTTATTTTTTTCAGTTTGAACAGTTATATTATTTATAATATCTCGATCAAACATTTCAAAGGATCTAAAATAATAATCAGGATCTAAACAGCCTACAGTTTCTCCAGCTTCATTCTTTATAGATAAAGGAAAATCTGGATAGGCGTTAAAAGCTCCCCACAGCTGCTTAATTCTTAAGAAAGGATTTTTTTTAGTTTCAAAAACTTCTACCATTTCTTTTTGCTGCTTAGAAGAAAGCTGTTCTCTTTGTTGTTGGAATATATCAAAGTCTACAAAAGACATTTTTACATCATAAACATGAGGGAAGTTTGGTATCGTATTGACTTCATAGCTTAAT